ATTGAAATGAAACACTTTTTTTAGATTTCCAGGTCTTAAGTCATTGATTTTATTACATTTTTTATGTTTTATTCAACTGATTATCTATCAGTTACCATTTAATATGTGTTTCAAAACTACCTAACCCCTTGATATTGTTACAGAATACCACCTAGTGAGTATAAAACCTTTTTTTGCTTAGTATAGTATCAACATTTTCTAAAATAACTTACATTAATTTCTTCAGTAAAAACAAACACTTAACAAATTAATTCAATTTATTTCACATTTTTATCATTTTTTACTTGTATTAATTTTGATTACATGCTCTACTTTAATCATCAGCAAGGCAACTAGCCAAGTTGGTAAGAAGTAAAAGAAAGTTTTTAGTTTGAGAAAAGCGTTCTTTTAGTAAGCATAAGAAACTAAGTCTTATTAATCGCAACAAAACAAAATAGAAGGTTTCAGTTTTGAGATAATCGTTCTTGTAACAACTTTCCCAAAACATTTTAAAAAAACTTCTTGACTAACAAAGTTTAAAATGCTCAACTGATAATACGAAAAGACAAAAGGAAACGACAACCTTTTAAAAAAATAGTGCAAGTGCGATACTTAAGACATCGAACCTATCAAGTGCAACTTCACTATACGATAGATGCGAATGCTTACCCATATGTGGGCAAGACATGGGCTAACTAGGTGTGCCAAAAGGGTGGTAACTTCTTAGACTAGACAAGTGCCAAGTAAGAGGCTTGTTGAATATGGGAAAAGTGCGACCAACGAAATCCTAGGGTGGTCAATGGTAAGTAGGCGAGAAATTTCTAGAAGGGCAAGTTTTGTTTGTTGTCTTGTCCTTTCCCTACGGTGCTAGGGCTTTAATCTACAAACTATATTACATGAAAAGTGAGCTAAGAGTTTAAGAGAAAAACACTTGGGTTATATACCTAAAACAATTACCTTATGGCATCAAGATAAATGCCTCATGTAGTGAATTAACCTAATGACTAAGGGCATTGTGAATATTTTTTATAATGCCCTTTACATTGTGTTGTTAAAGGGTATAATGCCCTTAACTTTAACCATTAATGGAGAATACAACATGGCTATTAAAACAATCAATGCAACTTTTTGGAAACAATCAACGGGTTTAACAGGTCAAAACTTGACACAATCAAACCAAAAAAAGTTTACTAGAGTTGCTAAGAAGTATAAAAAGGTTACAGAAAAATCACTTTCTAAGACTAGATTATACAAGGCTAGTAGGGTTGGAGCAAGAAACTTGAAGAAGGAGTTTGGTACTAGAATTGGTAGTACTAGCATTGCGACCTTTGAAATGTTACTTACTGCAATTGATAAAGAACTCAATGGAGTTAAGCACTCTATTGAATTTGGTGAGTTTCAAGTTAAGTCTTACAATGACTTTGCTAACTCAACTGCTACTAGGAAAAAAGCCTAGTAAGGTTAAGTACAATGTGATATATTCCCCTTGTATCGCATTGTACCCTTTAACTACACAACTAAACCAACTTAGGAGAATACCCCATGACTAGTAGACAAGAATTATTTATGATGTTAGATAGAGTTAATAAATCTTACAATCTAGAACTTGACTTAAATCATTCATCAATATATGGTGGTTGGCAATTAACAAATAAAGAAGGCAGTACTATAATTAAACATAGAGTACCCATAAGAGAAATGTTATCTTTTCTTGATGGTATGAGTAAAGCAAAGGAGATGTTATGAAAAAAACAATTACTGAAAAAGAATTTAAAATAGCAGTCTTGAGAATATGCTTAAACAAAATATTACTTGACAACATAAAAAAGAAACTAACAAATCAGTAAAGGATATTACCCCCATGATTACAACTAAAAACATAATAGCTATATACAAACTAGCTAAACCAAGTGAGATAAAACATGGCTTAACTTGGTACGTCAACGCTAACTCAGACTGTAGGGAGATAGCTGAGAAACTTGAACTACCCTTACATATTGTGATAGGGGTAGTATCTGCACTAAGTCCTAATAACAAGTGGGAACGTAACATAATCAATGCAGAAGATTTATGTACTGCCTTTATCAATGGGCAAGATATGGATAGCATCAAGGTTAGCACATATCATAAGATGAAGGAGAAAGCATGGAGTATATTACAATCAATGCCAAGCTATGATGAAACTATTGATATACTCAATGGCAAGAAAATTGTATCATTCTTTAGGAATATAAGTGGAGATGAAACTGATATTACTATTGATGGACATGCTAGAAATATCTACTACAATGATAAACAAGGCTTGACAACACCTAATACAAACATTAAAAAGAATGAGTATAAGGATATACAAAAGGCATATGCTAGGGCATCTAAAAAGCTAGGTATCAAGGCATACGAATTGCAAGCTATAACATGGGTAGCATGGAGACGAATACATGGAATTACATAACGTATCACTTAATAGGTTAGTACCTATATACTTAATGAGTTCATACTTATACTATGAATGTGATTTGAATGTACTAAAAGATGAAGAATTTGACTATGTCTGTAAAAAGTTATATGATAATTTTGATGACGTTACACATATGCACAAACACTTACTTGATAAAGATAACTTGAAGGCAGGTAGTGGATATGGTATAACTTATACAAATATGATTATGAGTAGTGCTATGAGTTGGTATAAGGAGAATGAATAATGATACAAAAAAATGATGTAGCTACAAAACTAAAACAGATAATAAAAGTAGCTAGAGAATATGAGATAGATGCTGACTCACAAATAGATGGGTATGACTATTTAATTAATGACGTAGAAAAACTTTTGAAGGAGATGCAACATGATACAAGTAACTAGACAATCTGTATTGACAAGAAAAATAAATACAATGGAACTACCTATATCACAAGAGCATCTAGATATCTATGATACTGTAGGAGATATACTAGTACAAGATGCTTTCCCTAATTTGGATAAGGAGCAACGTGAGTTCTTGATAAGTGGTATAACACCCCAAGAATGGAATGAAACTTTTGGAGAAGAGGAGAATGAATAATGAAACATTGGTATACTAAAGAAGAAATGGGCGAAGGTTTCCAATATAATCAAGAAGAACATGATGACAATCAATATAATTCCTTGGTTGTTATTGATGAGCATGAAGAAAACACCATGCGAACTAAGTATCTCATAAGAGATGTATGGGATATGGAGAAACTACTTGACTTAAAGAAACATTTAGATAATATAATATTAGATAGGAGACAATAATGGCTAAAAATCAATTTGGAAAATCAAAAGAAATAGACAATGCTTATGCTACATATAGAGTTGACAACCCTAGTAATGGCATGTATTTTGAATGGAAAATCCTTAAGACATACCAAGTAAAGTCTAATGAGGATAAAAATGAGTATGCTAGATGGTTTACTGCATGTAAATCCCCTATGACATACGATAGTTGGGAGTATGGAGATGCCTACATAAGTGAAATCATGTCTGTAAACCCTAAATTAATCAATGCAACTGAAGAATGGAGAAAAGAATATGACATTAACTAATAAAATGATACTAATGATATGCCTAATGTTAGGAACTGCTATGTTTATCAATGGGTTAAACGAGTTAATGTATGAAGTAGGTTTGGTTTATATACTATCATACACCCTATCAATCGTAATGTTATGTGTAGGCATTCGACTACTAACAAAAATAGAGGATAATACAAATGGAAGAGGAAGAACTGTATAATCTATTTGAGGAAACTCTTAGAGATGATGAAGAAGACTGTTTACCCTTAGAAGAAATACCAACTTTATATGGAGATTGCTATGGCTAATGTAAGTGCAAAAGTAACTGAGATAAATCTAAAAGTAAAACCACAAGAGTTATCAATACTTCTTGATGCTCTTTATGATGCTATGAGTGAAATGGAAACTGTTAATGATGACTTCTCACTAGTAACTTTGAATGTAGAAGGTAAGCTACCTTTCTATAAAGTAGAAAAAAAATCTGACCCACACGTTAGGGAATGGTTTATCAAGTATAGAAGATTAGCTGTACAACTAGATAGAATGTATGTTAAGGTAATAAAACTAGGAGGAGTATGATAATGAACGTGCTAAGTTTATTTGATGGTTGTAGTGGTGGTCAAGTTGCCTTACAAAAGCTAGGTATCCATGTAGACAACTACTATGCAAGTGAGATAGATAAGTATGCAATCAAAGTAACTCAAGCTAACTTTCCTAACACTATTCAGCTAGGAGATGTTACACAAGTAAAGCCTAGTGAAAGGGGTATGGGTGTTGACTATGCCTTAGACTATGACCCACCTATTGATTTACTTATGGGTGGTTCGCCATGTCAAGGTTTCTCATTCGCAGGACATCAGCTTAACTTTGATGACCCACGTAGTAAGTTATTCTTTGACTTCATACGTATCAGAGATGAGTGTATGCCTAAGTATGTACTGCTAGAGAATGTACGAATGGCTAAGAAATCACAAGATGTAATATCTAAGTATATGGGATTTGAACCACAAGCATTGAACTCAAGCAAAGTATCAGCACAAAATAGATACAGATTGTATTGGTTTGGTAAACGTGTAGGCGATAGCTATGAGCAGATACCTATACCCCCTATGATTGAAAAGGGTATCACTATGCAAGACATACTAGAAGATGGCTATGCTACAGATGAGATGACTAGCAATGGCAAGTCACATTGTCTTACTGCAAGATACAATGGTGCAGTATGGTGGAATAGTATTGAACGTAAGCAACGTACTATGGTACTCAAGGATAATCCTACCATGTCTAAAGATGGATTGATTAGGGTTGGTACTGCTGACCTCAAAGGGCATGACTCAATCAAGCGAGTGTATGCACAAGAAGGTAAAGCACCTACACTCACCACCATGCAAGGTGGACATAGAGAACCAAAGGTTGCAGTAGGTAGAATTGTGAATCGTAGACTTGATGAGAATGGTACACGAAAGGATTACCAACTTGAACTACCTTACACAAGACAGATAGAAGTTCGCAAAGATGAGAAGTCTAACTGTCTCACTACTGTACAAAAAGATAACGTGCTAGTGTCTAAAGATATGTGGCGAAAGCTAACACCACTTGAGTGTGAACGATTGCAAACACTACCTGACAACTACACCAATCATGTATCAAACTCACAACGATACAAAATGATTGGCAATGGATGGACAGTTGATGTGATTGCACATATACTCAAGGGTATACCATTAGCTGAGACGTGGCATGAAATGTATAACAATAACAAGGAGTTAGTATAATGAATAGATTTATTATTGAGAAGACACCACATGAGATTGCTAAGTCTCTATGTGACCAACACGTAGTCAAGATGCCACTTGAAGAAGCACAGATGCTATGCACTACACTATGGCATCATGCACCACAGTATGCAGAGGAGCATGACTTGTACAAACCTGTGCATCAGAAGCACCCTTGCACGTTATGGGCAATGGAGTGTCAGCTTAATTACATATGGGCATTTAGTTTGTATGATGCTATGTTGACTGAGTACACTAACAGATATAAAAAGATACATGGTGCTGTCAAACACTTCACACCTTTATGGGAAGGCAGAAAGTTTGTACCTGATTGGAAGAACTTTATGACACCACACCCACAATGCTTTAGTGGGCATGATGATTTGAAGACAGATGAGAGTTTTCCTATTGAAGCATACAGAGCATTTTATAAAGTTGACAAACTTAGATTTGCTAGGTATAAGTATACACAGAAACCACAATGGCTAGAAGGAGAAGTAGCATGAAAGTAAAACAGTTAATCAAAATCGCAGAAGCAATAACAGGTAAACTACCTGCAGATATGTATGAGTTAGATGAGGTAGAACATAAATCTTATCATAGAGATGAACCTATACGAATAGCAGACATGGATGTTGTGTACTTAGTCAGAGCATTTAGGCATCAAGAACGTATGCTGAACAGGCAAGTAGGTGTTACAGATACGGCACTCAAGATAGCTAAGGAACGTGACATGTGGAAAGAGAAAGCCATGAACATGGTAGAGAAACAATCATTCAACAAAGTCAAAGAAGCCTTGGCTGAAGTGAATAGGCAACCTACTGTTAAGGCAGAAGCATATGACATAGCATGGAAAGAAGTAGATAGGTCTAATGCAAGGGCAAATATGTGGAAGAAAGAGTATGAGAAGGCAACACACAAGAAGGGTTGCAACTATGTATTCAGCGAGATACCTAACGACACAGAAGGTCAAGAGTTTGTTGACACTATGAAGAAGTATCTTAACAAAGAATCATATAAGATGCGAGTACGTGGACAACACATCAAGGAAGAACTCAAGGGTACAGGTGCTACCTGTTTTGGTCAAAGATTGGATGAGTCATCTCATATGAGAGTTTATGTGGATATTAAATAAGGAGAAATACTATGCCTGTATATGATAAGGATGGAAACATAGAAAAATGGAGTTGGTATGATATTTTTTGGGATGTCGAGAAAAAAAAGTTCTTTCCTCCTAGATGGTGGGTAAAACATTTAGCTGAACAGTCTGAGGATGATTGGGAATTGCCTTGGTTTATTCAGAGTAAAATATATTGGCTCAACGATTATCTAGATTGGTTGAAGCAACCTAGAGGTGTTACATCAACTGTACAACCATTTAAAAAGAAATACATAATAAAAAGTTTGTATGATTCTGATTACTTTGATTATGATGGAGCAGGAGATTGTTACACAGTAGAGGAAAGATATGATGTACATGATTCTTTGGATGACATCTTAAAATCACTAAAGAAAAATATCAGATGTGAAAATGGAATGAAACCTAAATTAGACACAGTAGAAGAGTATTGTCAGGAGTTTGGGTTTGAAGTTTATGAAAGGTTGTATTAATGCAGTTAAAAAACTTAGCAGATGAGTACTATTTATCTAGTGATTTCAGTATGTTAGCAGATAAAACTAAAGCAGACTATCAATACTTTCTAGGTGTCATGCTTGATACATCTGTCGATGGTAAGAAATTGTCAAGCACAAAATTACCAAAGATGTCAGGTGCTAAGGCTAGACGAGCATATGAAGTGTGGCTAAAACGTGGCATTTCTATGGCTAATCATATATGCTCTGTAGCAAGGAAACTATTTTCATTTGCTATGGAGATGGGGTATGCTGAGAGCAATCCATTTTCTACATTCAGAAGAAAAGCTACCCATGTTAGGAAAGTTGTATGGACAAAAGACCAAGTTTGTCAATTTCTTGACTATGCCTATAGTGAATTTAAGTATAGGAACATAGGATTGATTGTACAAATGGCTTACGAATGGTGTCAAAGAGTAGGAGATATGAGAATGTTAGAGTTTTCTAGCATAGATTTTGATAAAAGTGTGCTAAATTTGCAACAGTCCAAGAGAAGAAGTGTAGTTCACCTACCAATTTCACTTGACTTATTAGAAATGCTTAAACAGCAGAAGGAAGAGTATGGTTTTCAGTCTTATGTCGCACCCTACCCAACAGCGATGAGAGGAGCATACGAGCCATATTCTCTTCATAGGCTTTCAAAGGTAGCAAGAAAGGTAATGAAGCTCTGTGGACTGCCTGATGAGCTAAGAATAGCTGACTTAAGACGAACAGGAACTACTGAGATGGTAGAAGCAGGTGTATCTATGGGTCAAATTATGTCTGTCACGGGTCACGCTAACCCCAATAGTGTGAAACCTTACATGAAAAATACTTATGCCTCTGCAGAAAATGCATTGACAACTCGAAAAAAGTATGCTATAAGCACAGGGTAAGTGCCGAACAAAAGAATATTATATAACATATAAGTGAGATATACAATGAATATATATAACTATGTAAATGATTTACAGCTAAGTGTAGGAGAAAGTAAAAGACTTACTTGTCCTAACTGTAATGGTTATAAAACATTTACAGCTACCAATAATATGGGTAGACTGTTATGGAATTGTTATAAATCTACTTGTAAGATTTCAGGCTCGACACGTGTTCATCTATCTGTAGATGATATACGTGATGCGATTACAGGTGATGTTCTAGATTTTGATAGAGAAGAATTTGTAATGCCTGAATACGTGGTGTCACATAACTACAGAAAGGAAGTGATGGACTTCTGCAAACTGTGGGATTTAGATTGTGACAAATTGAATCTACACTACGATGTCAAGGACAAGCGAGTTGTATTTCCTGTCGAGCATGGCGATTACATTGTCGATGCAGTTGGTAGGTCAGTAACAAAGTTATTACCTAAATGGAAAAGATATGGAAAAAGTAGCTTGCCTTTTGTTCATGGTTGTGGTAGTGTAGCAGTTGTTGTTGAGGATTGTGTTAGTGCATCTGTGGTAGGTAGTGATGTATTAGTTGGGGTAGCTGTGTTGGGTACGTCATTGGCAGAGTCTCATAAGAAGTATCTTTCACGATTCTCAACAGCAATCATAGCACTCGACCCTGATGCCTTACCTAAGACACTATCGTTTGCAAAAGAATTGAGAGGATACGTACAAGATATTAAAATAATTAGATTGACAGATGACTTAAAATATCGTAAGGAATCTGATATGGAAAAACTATTAACCCTAACCCCAAAGGAGTAACAACATGGAACTATCGTTAATAAGAAGTCTTATGGATAAAACATTCTACGATGACCACAGAGGAGCAAAGTGTCCTGATAGGTTATTCAGTAAGGATGTTCGTAAGATTAAACAGTCTCTCGACAAAGCTATGCATACATACGAGAGAACAGTAACACCTGATGAGATTGAAGCATTGTTCATGTCTAACAATCCATCAATGACTACTGCACAGAAACAAGCATACTCTGCTCTGTTTGCTAACATCAAGAAGGAGCAACCACTTGGAACAGACATTGCACAGGAAGTACTATCTAAATTGTTTCAGCAAGTTGTTGGCGAGGACATTGCCAATCTTGGGTTT